GGTTTTTCAAATTGTCCAAGTTAACCTTTTGAGTTTCCATGTCCAGTTCTGCAGTTTGCTTATCTTGAGCAACTACATCAAGTGGATCAATTACTTGTCCTGACTTGATTTCATTATTTATTTGATTTTGCATTTCCTCAATTTCTTGTTCAGTGAAGTGCAAGAGTTGACGCATAACATAATCTTGCGAGAAGTACTTGCCAACATAGAGATCTACTTTGTCAAGAACTTCCATTTTTTTCTCCAACAATTCAAGATTTGCAAGTTCAGCAAATTGATTATCATAAAGATAATCATACTGAATGTGCTCTTTCATATCTTCCCAATCTTCAACTGTAATTACACCCTTTAAGATGAGTTGAGTTTTGAGAAGATCATGTAGGAGATCAGAGAACTTCTTACGAAGACGACCTACAAATTTTGTAAATTTAATTTCGTCTCTATTAATCTCTTCTGATTTACCAAGATCAAATGACTTATCACTTTCTAATCTAGAAGCAGGAACGTTGAGTGCCTTATAGAGTTGAGTTTGGAAATACTTAATGTCAGTCAGTTCTCCAAGGTTTTGTCCACCAGGCAGTGTAGTAATTTCAGTACCACGACCACCTTCACGACGAGGTAACCAGAAATCCTCAAGCATACTCATATGCTTTTTGTCATCACGAATCTCACCAGTGCTTGCATCGTAAACCATTTTGTTACGATATCGAGACATTACATCACGAAGATATTGCTCTGCTTTGATCTTGGGTAGATTGCCAACATCAATGTAAAAAATTCTACGCTCAGGAGCACGGGACAATCTGTAGATAACAATGCTATCTTCAAGCATTCTTAATTGATTAAGAAACTTGATTGCTTTATGTAAATAACTCAGGGTCATATTTTTTCCCTGATCTACAATACCAGATGCTACGTAGGTGACAGCATCTTTTGCAATTTTAATTCCTTGGTTGGTATTGTTTACGCCCTTGGCATTGTATACAAAAAATTCTGTAACTTTACCGTAATCGTATTTGTGAAATTGATCTGCGTCTACTGCTGGTTTTTCTATCAGACGTACTTTCTTAATCTTAAGAGGATCAATATAACGTAATTCTAGTAAACCTTTTGAAGGATCTTCTAAATCAATAACCTTATGGTAGAATAATCTGCCATCGACGTACCAACGTCTAAAAATTTGATGTGCAGATTTATCGAAATCTAAGAGACGTTTGACCTCATCAAACTCATCTCTCATTCTATTTTTGATGGAATCTGATACTTCTAAATTTGACAGTTCTAATTCTACCGGACTGTCATCTTTATCAGTAACAATTGCTTCGTTTGTTACATCTTCAATGGCACTGTCCACTTCTGGGTTAAGTGCCATTTCTCTATAACGACGAATGAGATTAATCTCATCACGTTTTTTTGTATCATCAAGATCTACATAATGACCAAACCATCCCCCGTAAGGAGTGATGGTTGAACTAGCATCATTATCAGTTGGTGGTACAGGGGACGTTGCTGCCTTTGCCCCCTTTTTGAGATCTTCAGCTGTAATTGAAAATCCAAACAGTTCTGCCATTCCAAATATAAAGTAATTGTACCGTTACTCTATTTATCAACTTTATCAGTTGACGTTCTGGCTAGAACCTACATTCCTCAAGGTTGTGAATTCACCTTTGCCTGTAGCAAACGCTTTCTCACCAGCATCAAGATACTGATANTGGAACTCAACATCAAATTCTTCAATCTGATCNTTGCTATCNTAAGCGAGGCTGATTGCACCTACACTAGTTGGCCAAGCACCAACAAGTTTGTACTCTCTCAATACTCTATTNACACCNGAATCTGCAGAAGTAGTACCAGTTGACTCAGGATTTTTATCCAATTGTCTAATGGTAATGTCCTGGAAATATGCACCAAAGGCAGAATCACTGCCAAAGTTGAAGGTTCCAAGTGCTTCATCAGTTTTGTTACCGATGTTGATCCACTGTTCAAACGCTGCTCTCAGATCGAAATCTGAAGTATTGTAGAACGTTGCGGTCCATGGTTCAAAGGTTCTGTCACCAGGAATCTTAAGGAAGCGACCTCNGAAAGGTACTTCAATAAGACCCTGATTTGCTGCTGGAATCTGAGCAGATCTGCACAGAAATCTTCCTGCCTGAGAAAGATCTGTTGCNGTGGTCGTATTACTTCCGTAATCAAAAGATGCGGAAGGAAANTTAATATCTACTTGGAATAGATTAGGGCGAACGCCGCCCTGTAACTTATTTTTGAACTGATTAATGTTTGCCATTTTTGATAGGGTCTCCCGTAATTTTATTTATTATCTTACTGATCATCTACCGATAATCTCATCAAACGAGATACCAGTTCTGGTCGAGGTAAACGTCAAAGTGACGAAGTTGATGGAGCGTGTTGGTTGGACATAAATCTCAGCAACAAACTCATTGTTATCGACAACTGCAGGAGTATTGTTTGTACTATCACAAACAACTAAGAAATCAGTAACACCTCTTCTTGCTTGAACATCGCGAAGGAATGGTTCAACAATTGACCTAAAGATGTTTCTTGTGGTCTCATCGTTGACTTCAAAAAGTTGTGCCTTTGCTGCCTGCTCAATTGATTTCTCAAGGACAAGGAACAATTTACGAACGTTGATTCTATCGAAGGAAGATGGATTAGAAAGTGCGGTTTTGTCACCGAAGAGAACAGCACCTTGACCTGGGAATACAGCAATAGGATTAACTCTATTTGCATAAAGTTCATCTCTATCTGCCTTGCTTGGATTCCATGCAAGTTTTGCCAAGTTACGGATACCACCTCTAGAGAATCCAGCAGGTGAGAACCAAGGTTCGTTTCTAATTGCACAATCTGCTACCAAACCTGCAACGTCAGTGTTGCAAGGGATGTAACGATAGACATCGTTAAAGCGATCATAAACATACTTATAGTTACCATCAAGAACTAGGTAAGAATTGCTTCCTACTGCATCATAGAATCCTTTGATGTTCTTGACAATATCTGCGTTAGATAGTGCTGTGCCGCTAGCAGAAATAAGGTTTGCTTTATGCGGAGAACCGAATGCAATACAATCTTTTCTATTCAGAGCAATACCACCAATGTGGGTAAGTTTCTGTCTAGTTGCATCCTCGGTATCAAGACCAGGACCCATGATCAAATAATCTAAAGTGATATTATCGGTATCTGCAAATGCATCATATGCACCGGTTAGTTCAGTAACGCCAATATCAAATTGACCACTGGCAAGCATATTATAATCTGCACCACCAGTTAAGGATGTTGATACACTACCTTTTGGTTCAAATGCTAAAGATTTTCCTTGATACTCATAACGGGTATCACCAGCATATACATACTCACTACTTGAAGAAACAACTTTCTTGTAGAAGTTAGATCCACCTTGTGGACCTCTTGCATCATTTGCTTTAGATGCATATGTCCAGGTTTCAAGAATTGTATTCTTTGCACCGCTAATTAAACCATCTTCATCAACGATTGCGAGGTGAACAGTGTCATAAGCATAAGCACTTCCATAGAACTCTTCAGCATCATCTGAAGATTTAGGTCTTGCTGCAATACTATTCCACTTGATGCCAGATCCTGAGTAAAGTTCCTTACCAAGATACCAAGCAGAACCATCATCAACGCCATTAAGACCCTTCACTGCATAGACAACACCGCCCATGGTGACAGAATCACCGTCTGCAAACATCTGATTAGATGCTGGAGATGGGAGATATTCATCATTGTTGGTGCTGTCAACTATGACAACATGAACAATAAGATTGCCATCACCACCAGTGGTCCAATCAACAACTTTACCTTTCTTAATTCCAGAAGTAACCATGTCACCCATGGCAGGTGCTGCTGGACTTGTCGTCAGATAAAGAGATTGCTGAGGTCCGTGGTCTATACTACAAACTCTTAATGAGTTGCCCCAACTACCTGCAGTTTTAGAAGCATACAACCAACCACTAGTGTTGCCTGAATATGATGCTTCATAAACTTCATCTCTGGTAATTTTAATTGCATCTGCTGCAATGGTTGCAGTTGCTAATGCTGTTGTACCAGGGATTGGAACGATTGGAGTTATTCCAGCGAAGTTAGAATAGTTACCAAAACTTGCGTTATCTGCAACATCAACTCCCGTTACTTCTCCACTACCATTAACAACTAAAGTTCCAGTAAAGGTTGAAGCACCAACAGGTGTACCACCAGAAACATTAATCGTATAACTTCCAGTAGGATCATAGTTAGTACCAGCAGAAGTGATAGCAACAACTACACCAGTTGGTGGAGCAACAACAAGGGTTGGTGCTGTAGTATATCCTGAACCACCAGTAAGTGAGATGGAAGTAAGTTCTCCATTAACTACGGTTGCTGCTGCAGTTCCACCAGTTCCACCACCACCAGAAACATTAATTGAAGGAGCAGAAGAATAACCAGAACCAGCGTTACTGATTGTTGCGGTGCCAGTCAGTTCACCAGAACTAATGTTACCACCAGCAGCGGTTGCTACAGCAGTCGTTCCTTGAGCAACAGTTGCTAATGCAGTCGTACCTACAGGATCGATTGTAACTGTTGGAGAAGTTGAGAAACCACTACCGGTATCAGTAATAGTGACCGAAGTTACTTTACCGTTTGCATCGATAAGAGCAGTTCCTTGTGCTCCAGTTCCACCGCCACCAGAAATGGTTACAGATGGGGCAGTTACATACTTGCCATTTGTTGAAGCATTACTAACCGTAATTGCACTGAGTGAATTGCCAACTCTAGCAACTGCATTAAACAATGAAGTTGAGTCAGTTCTAACTACACTAAGCGATCCGCCATAGTTCAAATAGTTAGTTGCTGACAACCAGTATTCTGCGTTTGCTGCAGATGGTTCTCCAAAAATATTGATTAGTCCAGTTTCATTGGTGACAGTAATTGCCTCTCCAATGGGACCTTTTAAGAATGGTGCTGCAAAACCTGCAATATTTGCGTTAGTAATATCAGCTCTGCCGTTGGTTAGGTCTTTCTCCCTAACAACGACTCCCGGTGAGCGTAAAACTACCATGTTTATCTCCTAGAATATGTGTCATATTTTCTAAATCTATTTATTATTTTGACACTCTCTAATGGGGAAACAATGCATGAACCCTTTACCAGTCAGGGTATACATCTTTTATTCTTGGAACTGGATTATATGGCATATCTACTTTATCTCTTCTAGTTTTAGTCACTCTTTTTTTCGTACATTCTTTACATTCGTAAGAATATGCAGAGGGTAATCCTTTACTATTTTTACGTATTAAATAAAAATCAGTAAGTAAATCTTTTTTAATTCCACAACTTCGACATTTTCTTTCATTAAAGAGTAAATGTCCAAGTTCAAATTCTTCCTCAAAACTCATTATCTGTATTCCCACATGTGACTCATCTCTCCATACTCACTACCGTTATATGAACCNTGTCCATTNTCNGCAATATACCANACATTACCTTCAGTATCAATTGACTCATAGTCAGTCAGACCATCATCAATAAAACCAAATGGTGCCATGTCTTGATCAATCTGATTCTTCTGTTCTTCATATAATCTTTTACGAACATCATTGTCCGTCATCTCTTTAAAGTAATCTTGTGCAACTAACCATGCAAAAATAACCAAACACATTGCAAGGTCATCATTACATCCTTCTTCTGCTTCAAACGATTGTTTCTTTTGAATGAATGTAGTTAGTTCTGAGATGATATCATAATCACTAACAAGCAATTTGTCCGCTTCAACTAATTGCTTTAGGTTAGAGCAACCAATTTTCTTTACCGTAGTACTTGTTTTTACACCAAGTTGAGTTTTAGATCCAGAGAATCCTTGACCAACTAATTGACCAGCACGACCCCTCATTGCACACATGAGAAGATTCTCATTCTCA